TATGTTAAAACAGCAGTTACTGTTCCGTTTGTATTTGAGTTTGAATTATGTCCTAGTGCATAGAGTGTGTGGCAAGCAGTATCATTTGATTTAATTGGAAGTTGGAATTGAATTTGTGTTCCTGCCCATAAACCATTTGTGCCAGGTCCAGCAATCTTGCTTGCCCCTGCCCCTGTTGGAGAATCAAGATATAGATAGAAAGAATCAGAATTTGCACCTGGAGCTATAGCAACTGAAGTAACGATTAATGATCCTCCTGCAGAAGATGTTGTTATTCTTTTACCAGTTGTAAAATTAGGTGCTTGTGGTGTTGTAGTTACTGCATTTGGATTAGTTATAACACCTTTGCCAACTTCTTGTGAAGGATTAAATACAATTCCTGGAGTTCCAGCATTTGGGTCTAAGGTGCTGCTGGAGCTTTCTGATTGGCTTCCCGTATTGTAACCATACAAATATACTGTGTGATTTCCTGTATCTGAAGTATTAATTGGGCCTATATTATTAACATTACTAAAGTAATTTACTCCTGTTGATATTGGATTAACCCTATTTGATCCCGCCGTGCCATCTAAAAATACATATGTAGCATTAGCTCCTGATCCATTTTGAATATTAAAAAACGTTTGATAACTAGTTCCAGAACCGCCAAATTGTGATATTGCAATTGTATTTCTACTTACATATACTGGTGGATTAACAACTCCAGAAGATGAAACTATGTAGGTAACTGTATTTGCAGTCCCCTTAAAAGTTATTCTACTAGTAGGATCTATATACAGAGGTGTTACAGTAATTGTAAGACTTGTTCCTCCATACCATGTATTAGCTGTTGTATATGTGTGTGTTGAACCCGTATCTGAAACAGAATCATATTCAACTGGACTGACACCATCATCAATAATAAGATTGTAAGCATTATATTGATTTGTATTAACTGAATCTAGGGTCCAAGTTATTGCTACTGGATACTGACCGCCAAATGATCCTGATAGTGATACTGAGGCAGATATACCTGTAACAGATTTTACTGGATATTTTAGAACATTATATGTAAATGGATTATTTGATGCTGGATCTATGCCCACTATGCCATTTGTTAATACTGAAACATCTACAGCCCCGTCAATACTTGATGGTGGCGTAACTGCAGTTAATTGTGTTGAGCTTACATATGTTGTGCTTGTTGCTTGATTGCTACCAAAGAATGCTACTGAATCTGTTCCAAAATTACTTCCCGTAATTGTTACGGTTGTTCCACCCGTGTCATATCCCGTGCTTGGTGTTACTCCAGTTACTTTGGGTGCATTTGCCAATGCTGCTGTTGATGAAGGATATGAATTAGGCAAAGAATTTCTATTAGTTCCACCGTAACTAATTTGATTTAAAGTAAGAGTGGTTACTAGTCCTCCATTTGACCAAACTTGATCTACGCCTTGAACAAAGAATACTACATTAGAAAGATTTTTTAAAGAATAACTCAAGGTAATAACATCACCAATTTGAATTCTTGGGTCACCAAATATATTTATAACAATATCTTTGCTAAACGAATCTGACGAGTATGCTAAAACTTTGAGAATGCTGTCTGCTGAATCTTTTGATTGAACCCAGTCTGATTGAAGTTCTACAACTTCATTGACAAGTTGTGGGTTAATAATTCTTTCAAGAGTTTGTTGAGGTGTTAGAACTACTGCTCCACGAGAAGATAGCAAAATTTCTGCATCTGCCAATTGTGTATAGCCTGGAGTAGTTTTAGTGTATACAGAATAGTTAGAGGCATTTGCAATTGCAAATTTAGCTCTGAATCCTGTTGAATAAACATCTGAGTAAGCAAGTGCATTGTCTCTTACATGTACAACTTGGCTTTGACCACTTGTATCATTATTTGGATAGTATGGGAATACATAAGAGGCTTTAAACATTTCCGCCCCAAGTGATGGAGTTAAGGCTAATTGAATATCATAATAGTTTAAACCATAAATTTGTGGTCTAGACTGGACAAAAAATGATCTTTCAGTTATATTGTATCCAGCTACTATACCGTTTAAGAATTGTCTTGTTTGGAAATAATAATTAACTGGCTCATCTATAGGTGTTTCTGTTGCATATATTTCTGACAAGTCTACAGTTGTACTTGCCTTACTTGCGGTTGCAAAGAATCCAAAGTTTGTTCCTCTAAAGTTTTTATTAGCAAATAATGTTGATGCTGATCCATCTGTAGATGAATTTGCACCTGCCCAGTACGAGCTGTAGATAAAATTGCCCTTTGCATTTTTTGTTTGGAATCTTCTATCCAGTAAGATCCTGTTCTTATTTACATATATTGCTGTTTGACCATTGCCAGCTCTGACAAACTTTAAATTAATAAAACCGCCAGCATTGGCTTGATACAAATCGTCAATAGGTTCGTTTGCAAAATCATATTCAACAAGATCTGTAATATCTATGCCCTTTGGAACATTAAGCAATGAAGTTGGTTGTCCAGTTGAATCAATATAATAGAAGTTTAAATAAAACTTTGTTTTGACTGGACTTACCAAGGATGCGTGGATTTCAACAAAATATGTTTGTGAAGATGTTGATTGTCCTGATAAACCAAAGAATAAACCTGCATAGCAATCTTCTGCAATTTGTGGGAATCTAAACTTTGCTGAATATGTGGCATATCCGTTATCTAATCCTGATAAAGTTGTTCCTCCCGCCATCACCATTGTTCTTGATCCTGGGCCAGTTGGTACACGAATTATGTTTTGTGTTATGGCTGGTGTTGTAGATGCTGAAGCATAAGTTGTTCCCAGCGGAAGACTAAGTGTACTAAGTTTTGCAGTGTAATCGGATGCATTTGACATAACATTGTGAGTACTTGCTTTGGTTCCAAACAAGCCTCTTTGAACACCCATGAACTTACCACTTGGTGTTTGAGTAATTGTTGCAAGTCCTGATTGATTAGAATATGAGCCAACTAAAGCATTTAATTCATTTGAATTTGATGGATAGATTAATGTAGGAACGCCCGTGATATTACCATTTGAATCAAGCTGGCTCAAAGCAATTTCCATATTGCCAGTTGACATAATTTCATTTTCAATAAAACAGTATCCCGCATGATCAAGGGTGGTTGTCAAGAATATGTTATTGAATGAACCTTGATCAACTACATAATAATTTTGAGATAGATTTGTCATTGATTGCTTTAAGAAATTAAATGGTACCAAATCTTCTGTATCTTGTTGCCAAATAATGTCTGGCGATACTTGCAAAATACTTGTTACAGCACTTGCCTTGGCTCCTGGCGGGGCAACATTTACAGCTCTCTTTTGTTGTGGTCCACGATATCTCATCAAAATCTTTCCAACTTTAGTTTTGATGTTTTCGTTATATGTATCAACAATTATATTTTGATCAACAATGGTAGCTACTGAACTTGTAGTTGAAAGTATAGCATTAAGGTTTTTAAACCTCATGACTCCATATTCATCAATAAATGCACCAATTTGATATGCTAAGAAAGCTTCTTGCAATGCTTGATATACAGTTTTATTTGCTGCGTCTGCATAGAAATAACTGACTGTTATTTTTTGTCCAGCATCATTTAATGCTGTTATGAGTTCATCATAGTTATAGTCTGTAAAACCAGCAAAATCCATAATGCTTGAAAATACTTTATCAATAGATTGTGATTCAGATACATAGTCATTTACTGGCAAAGTTTGTAGAAACTTCATGATATCAAAAGTATTTGCTTTTGTTTGCTTAATATCTTGGTTATCCCATGTGTCTACATAATGAACGCCCGCTGGAACTACTGCGTTTGATTGTGTTGGGAAATAGTAGTTAAGATAAAGCTTTACATTTTTTACAAGCAATCCTGCAAGCGGAGATGTTATTGTATTACCAGATCTCATGCTGACAAAAGCATTTGCGTTTGTTGAAAATACTGAAAGGGGTGCATTATTATTTCCAGTAAGCGGGATATTTGAAAAACTAACAATTCCAGAGTTAGCTGATATTGAAGATATTGGTAGAGGCGTTCCCTTATTATCTAATTCTTTTTTAACTTCAAAGTCAAGAATAAATGATGACAAATCTAACTCAAGTCTTGGAGATATCTCAATGACTTGCATTCTGTGAAGTTCTGAGTATGCATCAGGTGTAATATTGCCAGATGCTAGTTGTGTTGTAAAGTTTGCTAGGGGTGTTGATGATAGCTGTGTTACAGATATTGTATCTATGTTTTGGTAGCCATTTACATTGACCCCGCCCACATGCATAGAAATATTGCCGTTTGCATCAATAAATGGCATGCCAGATGTTGTTTGCGATGGAGTCCAATTCCATTTAGTAACATCCCAGCCTGATCCATTTATTCCATTTCCAGCACCTTGCCAGTACAGGACACAAACTCCAGCTTTAGATATTGATGTGCCTGGAACAGTAAATGATGTTGTAGTATTTGATACAGAATTATAAAGCTTTACCGTAATATTGTCTGGTATAGATTGGCTTATATTAAACTTTAATACTAATTTGTTTACACTTAAAAGTTCTTCGTATGCAGCACCTATTGATGTAGATCCTGATGGCAATTCTGATACAAAATACTTATATTGGGAAAATGGGCTTATAGCTCCATTTTTAAATATTGGGTTTGGTCCGCTTGAAAAAAGAATTCTTGGAGAATAAACAACTGGGCTACATGGTGCTTGAGTGTTCCAGCCTGATGGAATTATCCCGCCACTGCTTGTATTTTTAAGTAATCTTTCAGCATAAACATCAGCATCAGCAACAGATGAGTTTCCAGATCTTACATAGCTTTCGCCTGGTCGGAACCAAGAGAACACACTATTTGTATCCCATAGGTTTCCATAAAGATAATCAAAATAAGTAATTTCATAAATTCTAATCTGATTAATTAATATTCCCCATGATGAACCTAAGCTTGAAGAACTCAAGGTTGTGTTTGTAATATCTAGGGTCAGGTTGATTGATGAAAATGAAGGGTCTGTCGCTCTTTGTCCTACCTTAAGTTCAACTACCTGCCAGTCTATATTATCTATTGTTTTTGATGCTGTACCTGTCAAAGGTATACCTTGATTGTTTGACTGTGCAACTAAATTAATTACATTATTATCAATTGATTTTGCAAGAAATACTATTTTGTAACACTTGTTTACAGCTGTTGGAAGGTTAATTGCAGTAGTTATAGCAGATTGAAAATTTGTTGGATCTGACATATCAACAATAGTTGGATTAGACGAATTTGCTGTAGGTGTAACTAGGAACTCTAGGGCTGATGGATTTGTAAAAACAGTAGTAACTTTGCCAAGTCCTGATGACTGGATGCTTCCTTTTCCACTTACTTGCCAGGTTGTTAGTACATTAGTAGCTGACACGTTAACCATATTGCCATTGCCAGCAAATGTTGCATATGGTTGATATACTAAATTATAGTTCCATTCTCCCGAAACATGAGGGAGCATTTGAACGCTATTTGTGCCAAGATAGGAAGATACATTTGAACTTACGTTTAACATTAAATCTCCGTAAATTCTATTTTAAGATTTACGTAATCGTAACCCTGTCTTCTTTTATTAATATCATAAGTGAATGTAGTCATAAAAGCATTGTATACTCCATCATATGTAGATGAAGGTGTTGTTGCAGCATCTGTATATGAAGAGGTTACTGGAACATTCCCCGCCGCAATTGGAGTGCTTCCAGAAAATATATTTTCTTGTGCAAATATTAGTTTTAACCATACTGGGTAGAAGGCATTGATTTCATAAAAAGCCTTTATCCAAGCAGCAGCTTTAGCATTTCTTGGAACATCACCCAAATTTGGATTATAATCAACTAGGTTAGAGTCTAATGTTGGAAAATCTTTCCAATCTGTTGTAATTTTAAATTTACGGGCAACAACATATTGACGCATAGTTCCATTAGCCATTCTTTGTTGCTGTTGAACTAGGTCATATGAGATTGAAATAGGGTTTCTATTATGATCGCTAAGCTTGTACCAAACCATTTGGGCGGGATCTGTAGTAGCATTTCCGCTACCATCAAGCCCCAAAGATATCTGTACACCAATAGGGATTCCCATTATTCCGTCAGCCATTATACTGAGATCCTCCTATTAGTTGATGTCATCTTATTTCTACGTTCAATTGTGGCAAGAACTGTATTTGCAATATCATCTGCACTTGCATTAGTTTCTGCGTTTACAGTAATATTATACACTGAACCGCCTGCAGATCCAGATGCTGTCATTTGCATAGCACCCGCCATATTTGGAATTGATGGTTTATAAGTTCCATTGTTTATTGAATTCATAAATGATACACCGTATTTAGATACTGATGCAGCATTTGTTACAAACTCTCCATTTGATAGCATTGCTGGAATTGAATCTGAAGTCCAAGATCCTGGCCCAGCTACTTGTCCACCTTGTGCTAAAGCAACCCAATCGCCTCCTGGCAATGGTTGCCATGCCCATTGACCAATTGTTTTTCCAGAAGAATCTTTGACCCACGCACCGTTGTCTATTGTTAAAAATTCATAACCAGTTTTTTTATCAAAATAAGGGAACATAGCTTTAGGTCCAAGTGCTTTAGCACCTTGACTAAATTGTGGATTTGGTATAGCTTTTATTCCTGGAGGAAGAATAGGGTTGTTTGATGTTCCTGGAGATCCTGGCTTAGCTTTGCTTGGCCCCATATCTGTTGCATATGTTATATCACCATCAACATAAACAATCTTCCATTCTCTTCCATTAAAGTCTAGGGTTGATCCTGCTTTTGGTGTCCATACACCCATTTGGTGTCCTGTTGCAAGTGCAACGCTAGAAGTTGGGAACCCTGTAGCATTAACTGTTTTACCTGGATTCTTTACATCTGGAACAGTTGTACCGCTTGGTGGGGTTGTTACTGGTGCAGTAGCACCTGGCTTATCAAGACCTGTTAACTTACCTCCGCCTACCAAAGCTCCTGTATTTTTATCTGTAGAATTTGTATTATTAATTACTGCTTGATTATTTGCAGAAATTGTTGCATTATTTGCAGCAATCTTATCTTCCATTGCTGTAATAGTAACATTTAAAGCATCGCTTTGATTTTGTAATTGTTGAGTTTTATTTGCACCTGCATAGTCAACAGCGTTGTAATTTTTTTGTTGTTGAATCAAAGATGCTTGCATAAAATCACCTGATGCTTGAGCAAGGCGAATTTTATCATCAAGATCTGCTTGTGAAAGATTAAATTGATTTTGTTTTTGTAACTCAGATGTAATAAGCTGTTGTTGCTTTAATTCTGCATCAATTGCAGCTTTCTTTTTCTTTAAAAGATCAAGGCTTGCAGTTGTAGTAGTATTTTGAGATGTTAAAACAGCATTTTGTTTTTTAAGTGTATCTGTTTTAGCGTTATTAGCATCTTGTTGTTTTCCTAAATCTTTTGTTGCTTCAGCAACAATTTGTGCTGGTGATTTACCAGTTACATCTATAGTTGCTCCGCCGTTGATTGCTGCTACAACAACCATAATGTCGCTTAATTGCATTCCAATTGCTGATAATGCTTTTACTGCATCTGCTGCTGCTTTATTTCCAAGCAGTATGAAACTATTTTCTAAGGCATTAATTCCTGCTGCACCGTTATATCCTGATGCCTCTAATCCTGCGATGATTGCATTTACTTGTGCAAGAGAGCTTGAACCTTCTAGTGAGCCCATTAATTGTGATACTACGTTTTGGAAGTTTGTAGTTGATCCTGCTGCATCTTGAAGTGATTTAGAAATAGCATCTACTTGAGATTTAAACGTTACAAGAACTGTACCTACAAGTTGTGAATGATTACTTGTGTCAAGTATTAAATTCAAGAATTGTTGTGCTTGTTCTGGTTTAATATTACCAATTGCAACTTGCATTTGTACAAACTCGTTTGCAATTCTTGATATATCTCCAGAATTTGACATTGATTTGAGCTGAGTTATAACAAGTGATAGAGGATTGTCTGTTGGAAGGTCCTTAACCATTTTTTCAAAATTGGCAAGTTGAGTATTTGTAATTGCCATTTGTTGGTTAAATCCTGCAGAAGCCAATCTTGTACCATTAAATGCTACTGAAAAACCATTTAAATCAACTGTGGTGTTTTGTACAGTATTTCCAAAGAATTGTGCTGCATCAGAACTTGCTGTAAAGTCTGCTTTTGACTCTTGAGCATGAAGCTTTTCTAACTTCATTAAATCTTTTATACCTACTCCAGCAACTCCTAGTGCTGCTGCTACTCCCGCAATTTCTGGTGCAAAATCTTGTAATCCTGGAATCATCATTGCTAAACCAAAAGCACTTGATGCATCTCCTATTCCTGCTGAAGCTGCACCACCAATTCCTGGAATTTTTGCAAGCATTGGTGAAGCCATTTGACCCATTGCCATTGCAGTCATTCCAGCACCCATACCGCCTGCAACTCCGCCACCCATTGCATTTCCAGTCATTAAGTTTTTGGTTTTGCTAAGCATCTTAGATGCTAGTGATTGTGATGTTGTATCTGCAACCTTTGTAGCTGCTTCTTCAACTAACCCTACATTTTCTGTCATGCCTTGTGCTAGTCCAGCGTCTACTTGTTTTCCAGTTTCTGCAGTAACTTGAGAAGGGCTCTTGACTCCAAGATTTTCATTAACAGATCCTGAAACTGTTGTAGCAATTTTTTCTCCTGCAGATTTAGCTGATGCTAATGTTTCAGGACTTACTTGAATTTTTGTTCCAACGCTTATTGGTTTACCGCTATTAATCATTGCAGCAAGTGCTTTTTGTGCCTCAGTACCTTCAGTCTTGCCTGGGATTGCTGCTGGTTCAGTTACAACTCTAACATTTGAACGCTCTGTCATATGTGAATACTGATAGTCAGAAGTTCCACTTTGTCCAATTCCAGCAGTTAGGCCTTCTTGAGCAGTTTGGAAACCAAAAGCATTTTTAATTTTTGCTTTAATTCCAGATCCGTAAGCTCTTCCAGTTCTAATCTTACTTACATATGGTTGACCATTTTCATCATAAGCGATTGCGTTTCTATTATATACGCTTCCAGTTCTTTCTGATTGTGGCGGGTTCAAAAGACTTGTTGCTGCTTCTTGCATTTGTACAGATTGTTGTGCAGTTATTCTTCCTTCTGATTCAGCAGCTTTAATTTGTTCAACAATTACAGGTAATCTTTCTTGAGCATGTTGATAAATATTTTTACTATCACTTGCAATATTTTGGAATGTTGTAAATAATTCTCCCAAGAAAGAATTTGTTTGTGCAGAAAATTCAGCATAAGTTTTTTGAGTTATTCTCATATTTGCTTTTGACATCATCAAAGCATTTAATGTCGCTTTCCATGATGCTGGGGCAACTGGACTACTTGCCAACCATTGTGGATCCATTCCAAATCCGCCAGAACTTGTATTTCCTGGTGCATACATTGCTGCATTTGAATAATTAGCTTGTGTAAATGTGCCACCAGTTACTTCTTCGGTTCCGCCCGCATATCCTGGTAATCTTCCACTTATCATTGTACTAATAAACGGACCATATTTTTGTGCCTGTGCTTTTGGAATAACCGCTTCGCCTGGCATTAACATTGCTGGTACTGAATCTGAATTTCCAACTCCTGGAACAAATCCTCCAGTAGCCATTCCTGGGGCTTTGAAAGGAATATTTCTAATAGCGTCTGGTATTGCACCTTCTGCAGTTGCTACTGCACTTAATGCTGATGCTGCTTCTGTAAGGCTTGTAATTCCCGCACCTGCATTCATGCTTGAAACAAGCTCTTGCATACTTACTGTTAATTGCTTGATTGCATTGTTTAACAAATCAATTTCATCTACATCTGAAGCGATTCCATCAGCAAATAATTTATTGGCATTTTGTGCAGCAATAAGCTCTGGAGTTAACAACTGACCAAGGGTTTTTCCTCCAGTGGCGAGTTGTTTTAAATTAAAAATGCCTTTTACTATATACCCAACAAAGTTTGCAAACAAACCAGTTAACATAATAATAGGTCCAGATAAGGCTACGCCTACTGCAAGTGCACCCATAACTGCTTTTACTGGGCCAGGAAGTCCTTGAAATAGCTTTGCAATTCCATTACCAAATTCAAGAATTTTTGTTCCAAATTCAACAATCTTTTGCCCTACTGGATACAAATCAGCTTTAATTGTTGCCATTGCTTTTGTCCATTGTGCTGATGGAGAAGATGTTGCTTGTGCAATTTCTTGATTAGCAAGATCTTGTAACTGACTTGATGTTGCTCCTGCAACTTTAATAGCATTTGCAGTTTGAGATCCAACTTTTCCAAAGTTATCAATCAATGCTGAGATACGTGAGAATTGGTACTTACCAAATAATTTTTCAATAAGCTGTTCTCTTACAAGTGGGGATAAATTTTGAAGGCTTGCCTGCAAAGCCTGAATCATTTGTACTGGACCACCCGCATCTTTTATGGCAGAAAGATTAATTCCGAATGATTGAAATTCTTTATTTGCAGCAGCTGTTGGAGCGATAATAGAGCCAAATGCAGATTTAAGTGCGTTAGCTGCTTGTGCTGCAGGTACACCTGCTTCTTTCATAGCAAGAAGCATAACTGATGTATCTTTGTAGCTTCCGCCTAACTGATCAATAACTGGACCAACCTTGGATTCTGCAGAAACAAGGTCATTCATGGAAAGAGATGTTTGCTTCTGAATTGCACCAAAGTAGTTTACAGCATCAGCAAGCTGTGTTGTATTTAATTTATAAACATTTTGAAGGGCAATAACTGCACTTGTAGCTGTTTGTTGATCAAGATTTCCAAGCTTTGCAAGTCTTACTGTTTGTTCTGTTGCTTGTGTAAGCTGATCACCCATTTTACCCATAGCGGCAAATGATGCTGCAACTTGTACAGTAAACTCTTGGGTTATACCCAAAGTGCTTGCCATATTTCTTCCGAGGGTAAGAACTTGTTGAGAAATTTGATTAATAGAATTTTGGCTTGGAGGTGTAAGACCTTCTCCATAAACTTTTTGAAGCTGTGTAAGTGCTTTGTTAACCGTATCAAATGTAGATACTGCTTGTTGTCCAAATAGTATGAGTGGCATAGACATACCAACAGTTAATTGACGACCCGCCCACTGTGTATTCTTACCCCAGTTAATTAAAGCTTGAGAACCTTTTTCAACTGCAATATTATAAATATTTTGTTCATTTGCAGCAATCTTTGTTGCATTTGCTACTGCATTAATAGTTGTTGGTGTAAATACTGAATAAAACCCTTGCTTTGTAGGGTCTGACATAATTACAGAGTTTTGTAATTTTGTTTGTTCTACGGCAAGGGCTTTTACACTTGATGTTGCAGATGAGGTTTTATTAGCAATAATATTAAAATAATTGCCAAGACCGAGAGATCCTTTTTGAAGGGCGGCTCCAAACTTTTCTGTCTCTGTAGTCATCTGTACAGTAGATGCAGTAAATTGGCCAGTTGAGACCATTGTTTGTTTGAAAGAATTTGATATGTTTGCTAAATCTTTAGATAGTGTTGAATTAACACCAATGCCAGACATACCCTGTTGGAGCAATGCGACTTGGGCTTGTAGAGCTTTAATTTGTGCATTAACTGAAGAGAAGTCACCTAACGCAACTATATTAAGTTCTATATTAGCCAATTAGTTTACACCCCCCATTTATTCTAATGACATAAAGCCAAGTCCTTCACCTATTCCAAAGCCTTCATCAGAAGCGATTCTAGCATTCTTAAGTGCTGTAACATCTTCTGGTTCCTTGCTTTGTTCTTCAAGGTCCACACCCTGCAATGAAGCCATAAACTTCATCTCACGATGTTCTTTCTCTCGCATTGAATTTAGAATTGCATCTAATTCATTGATAGAAAGACTTTCTTCTAACTCGTCAAAGTTTTTCCAATGACCGAGCAAGAAAACTTCAGACTCTAAGGAGCGTAGATCTAGTTCGTCCCAACTAGAGCCGCTCCCAGAAGGTTTGGGTCTGTTAGCTTTAGACCTCCTGCGACTTCCAAAATCTTCATCATGGTAGGTACTTCAATGACTTCTTCAAACTTATCTTTGTTTGTTCCCAAGTCTGTTCTTCCCAGTGCACTGAGGCAGATCATTGCTGCATCTGCAAATACATCCATTGCTGCAGCCTCTGATTGATTTTCTTCTGCTTGCATGGAGTTAACTACATCCATGAACTTCTTTAGCTGCTTAATAGGAAGCGGTCTGAGGGTGATTTCTGTACCATCAGACAATTGAATTTCTACGATATCATATACTGTTGTTGCCACTATAGCTCCTTTGTTTAGTTAAATTATACCAATATATATAGACAAGACAAATTCAGAACCCCGCCATTTCTGACGGGGCCTGAAATTCTATATTAAGTTGTAGTTTACAGATTAGTTAGTTCCGTATACACGGTCAATAACTACACCGTATTCTGATCCTGCATAAGCATATGAAGTATCAGGCAAGCAACGGAAGTTCACTGGGAACACAGTTGCTGCATCACGCTTCAAAGCATGCATTGTTGTATCAATTGATACTACACGACGTGCAACATAGACACGCTCACGGCTACGAAGTGCATTTGTATTTGCACCTGCACCGATTACTGTTGATCCTGATGCACCGCTTGGATCTGCATATGATTGAGATGTACCAATTTGAGCTGGAGCTTGTCCAACTGCAATAAGTACACGCTCTACTGGTGTATCACCAAGAGCACCTGCAGCCATGTTCAATGTTGCTGCTGGAGAATCTGAGTTACCGAGAGCTGTATCATTGTTAATCAATGATGGTACTGCTGCTACTGTGCTTGCAGTGTTTGCAACATAGTAAGAGTCCATTTGTCCCCATGAGAATGTTAGATTCTCAAGAGTTGCTTCTGTAAGTTCGGTCTTTAGCAAAACCTTAAGGGTTTGCTTGAAGATACGAGCTGCATCCAAAAGTTGATCAACCATAATCTCACCATATACTGGTTCGTATGAGATCTCAAGTCCTGTGTTTGTAAAACCTACTTCACGGTATCCACCGTTTGCTGCTCCATTAGATGCAAGAAGACCTTGACGAGCTGGTGTACCAGCTGGGAACAAAGCACCTAGGGTTGTAGCATCAGTTGCTGGGCGACCAAAAGTGTTAGTGTTGTTTCCAACGCTAGTGAAAAGTGCTGCTGCACCTACGATTACATTTTTAGTATTTAGAGCCATTTATTTATTTCACCACCTTATTTATTTTAAATTAAAACAAACAAAAATTAAAGCAATTTCTTTCCTCATAGAAAATCATAGCACCTATAAGAAATAATTCAAACTTAGATATATCTGCCAGTATTGGTATTTGTGCCTTCGTCTACTGAACGGGTATATGTATACATAAATGAGAAGTCACCACTCATGAACCCGCCTTCATCTTGGAATGGCTGGATAGGATTTGCTGCCTCTAGTCTGCAGTAGAGGAATTTAAATGGGCTATTTGCTGTATGAGCTACATCATTGATATCAGCAGCTGAGTACTCATATCTTCTAACAAAGTCTGTGAGGAAGTTTGATATAGTCAGGATCTGAGCATTGCTTCTTGAAATGATTTGAAGAACCATGGTCTCTTGTGAAAGCCACCATTGAACCCCGTAATTCTTCTGAATAATGTCATAGGTAATATAAGTTTTTCCTGGAAGCAAGTTGTTAAATTCTGGTACTTGCTGTGATGGAATAATAGGGCAAAGAGCGGTTGTAAGGCCATTAGAACCTTGTGGTACATAATCACTGGCATGAAGTATGCCATAGCTTTGTAGCTGTGCCCAAATAGCATTTCTAACATCTGTGGCTGCCACTCTTGAATAATCTACCGTCATCTTATTACACTCCCTGTATCTACTGCATCAGCAATTAATGTAACTGCTTTTTGTACTCCCGCCGCTCCAGATTTACCTGTGCTTAAAACCTTTGCAACATCATTAGCTATTCTCTCATATACCCCTGATGAATCCATAATTACGTTACCATTTTTAGTATACCACTCAAGCAAATACTCAGCAAAAGCATTTTTTGTTTGGATCCCGCCAGGATTTAAAATATTAATCTGTGTTCCTGGTGCTATAAAAGCAATACCGTTTCCAGAGGTCATGGCTAAAACTCTTTTTGCTTGAAAAGATACTGGAGTTCCAGATTCCATAACTTGTGCTTTATTTGCAAAAATATTTCTTGTAGTTACTACTTTTCCTGTTTTGCCTGGTTGCAACAACAATGGATTGATTGGGACTGGCATTCTTGATTGCAAAAAATTAGTTGTTATTAAAAGGCTTCCATCAAGTACAGATGCTCTTTCTAAAACAAATAATCTTCCAGTTTTATTTCCTATTTGACCCCACTCATATACATGGTGCATTTTTTTAGGATTTGCTCTGGCATAGTTATCAACATCAACCATAAATCTTTCACCTGTGATTGAAAACACAGTTCTAGATATTTGTTCTAGTGCTTTAGGTTGTAGTAATTGATCAAGTCCTGCGACTACCTCATCTAATCCCTGAACAAGTTGTTTTGTATCAATCTCAAGCTTCAGAGTCATCTTGTAGCTCAGTTCTTAGAAGTACTGACACATAATAAGAGACTGATCCAAAAGGATCAACTACTGCGTGTGATGACATTACTTCAAAAATTGTATCTGGTGCTCCAGTTCTGTCAATTTCAACAAATACTGATTTGCCTTTGTTTGTTCTAATATTTTGAATACGCCAACGCTTACTCAGAAGAGATGTTCCGTACATCTTAAGCTGAAACTTTTCGTTATAAATTTCATCGCCTGATGTTCCAAAAGTTTTGTTATCTGTTCTTGTAGAAGCACCACGTGCTTTAACAGGTTCAATACGGCATTGAATAGTTTGTGAATATACCCATTGGCGGGTAATTTCACCTGTATTGGCATCCTGTGTATTTTCTTGAATATAAACATCTGCGTTCATATTCATGATAGATCCTGCAAATGATACTAGGTTATTTAACATTAGATAATTACAATATTTGCCTTGCGGTATTGATCTAGGATGTTATCTACCATAACATTACCTGTACCATTAAATGCCCCGCTTGCCATCTTGAATGAAATTTCACTCAAGTTAACTTGTGACAAATACTTGTTCCTCCAGTTGTAGTCGTTTGACATAATATCCTGTTGCAAAAGCATTGAAG